TTTTCATCATCTATGTAAGGCCATAAAGCGTCCATTAACTTAGCTCTAGCTAGATGAGGTAAGTAATGCATGTTGAGACCATAGAAACTATTACTGTCACCATCTAATGGAAATATTAAAGGGAATCTATCCCAATAAGGTAGTTTGTCTTTAAATTTAGCATCATATATGAACATATACATTTTACCATAATCTAAACGAGAAGTTAATCTATCTGGATCACCTTTTAATATTCTGTTATTCGTAACAGTTTTTACATTGTCTGTGATCCAATCTCTAGCATCGACTACATTCTTTTGGATTTCTGATGGAGCTCTTGCTAACAAGTCCGTAAAAAGATAACTTGCCATTAGATTCCTAATTCCTTCTCTGTCATGATCTTAAATTGCCATCCTCTGTCTTTACAATACTCAGATGCTGCCTTCCACTTTGCTTGGTTGATTCCCCACGTTTTGACTTCATACAGATATTTTCTTGTTCTAGACTTCTGTATTTTTGGAGCCTTAGTCTGGCTGGCGGGTTTAACTTCGATAACAATGACTTCATTTGTATTCTTCTTTATCCAAAAATCTGGAAAATATCTATGCCATTTACCATCTATAGGGCTTCTATATGGTATAAAGAATTCCTCGCTAGCCCAATTAACTATGTCTGGGTGTTCGTCTAAATACATCATGAGCTTGCATTCCCACAAACTACGATAAATAATGTTAGTGGGATCACCTTTATATTTTGATTTGTTTTTAGGACGAAATTTACCCTTGTAACTCATGCATTATTTATAAGGAACAGTAATGGGCGTATTAAATGGGACACAATTTGGGCTCAAAAAGTCTACAAGTATAGCTCAAGCATCTCAAATTATTGAACAAAATAAAGCTAACATGTCAGGTCCTGGATCTATGACTTATCCAGTTGATCTACCTGGTGATACAAGATTCATACTTATGATGCATGAATACAAATATGATAGACAACAAGGAAACATCACAACATTAAGAAGTATATATAATCTTCCATTGCCCAGAAATATATCAGACGAATTAGGTCTTAATTATAATGTTACAGAGTTGGGAGCTGTTGGTGGTGAGATAGCTGGACTTGTAGGTGAGGTAGCAAGTGCTGCGCAAAACAGTGGTAACAATGCAGATATGACTAAAAACGTTGCTGAAGCTGTAAAAGGAATTGTTAACAATACTGTACAAACAGCCAAGAATGCTAGTTCTACAGACGCATTGGCTGGACTCAATGCAGCAGCTGCATCATTATCTAGCAAGAAAGGTGTAACTAATGCTACAGGTGTTGTAGGATCAATACTCGGACAAGTACCAAACCCACATGCTATTACTCTGTTCAAAGGTGTGACTCTTAAAAAGTATTCTTTTAGTTGGACTTTAATGCCTAGGATGAAGGTTGAAAGTCAAATAATAGCTAGAATGATTAACAACATAAGAAGAGATGCATTACCTGAAAGAAAGTTAGGAGGATTGACATTGTCATATCCTTACGAAGCACAAGTTATAATGATGTCGAATGGAACTGAATCGTTAATGAGATTCAAACCAAGTTTTATAACAAGCATGAACGTAAACTTTACAGCTGGTGGTAGCTTGGCTTTGTTAGAAGATGGATATCCAGCTAGCGTCCAAATAGCTATATCATTCCAAGAGAACGATATTTGGAGCAGAGAAGATTATGGGCAATCTACTACATCAGCAGGAATGTTCACATAATGTTTAATTTTTTACCAATAGTTAAATTTAAAAATAGAGACATAGTTGATATAACTAAAGGCATTAAAATTGCAGATCAATTTAATTTGAATCTATACGAATTACAAAATTATGCAGTACAAGAAGGTGATAGACCAGAAGACATTGCCCATTATTATTATGAAGACGCTACTTTAGCCTGGTTAGTATTATTACCTAATGTACAATTAGATCCATATTATCAGTGGCCAATGATTACTAAAGATTTTGATAATTGGATGATAAAAAAATATGGTAGCATTGAAACTGCTATGTCTACTATACTTCATTACACTCATAGTACTAAAAATATTACTATTAGTAAAACTTCATATGATTTGAGCGCTTCTTTAGATTATATAAACGCTGGAGATTACAGACCAGTGTATGCTTATGATCACTATAGTACTATTAATGATAACAACAGACACATTAAATTAGTTTCTGATGAATTTTTACCTAAAATTTTATCTGATTTAAAAGATTTGTTCGATGTCTGATATTGAAAATGGTAAAATTGAAATTCTTCATATGGCGATTGCCAGAGTAAGTCGCGATGGAGTAGAAGACATTGTATCAGTACACGATATGTTTATTCAATGTTCTTTTACTGAAAGCATTTTTGGCGACTTTATATTTGGTACAATCACGCTAGTTGACGGTAAAGGTTTATTAACTAGATTTAATAAAGTAGGTTTCCAAGCACAAGAAATTCTATTTATAAAAGCTAGATCAAAAGATAAAGAACCCTTTAATCTACAATTTGCTGTAGGTGAAGTAACCAATATAGAATTCTCTAACCAAAGTCAAAGTTCTTCTTTTACACTAGCTCTTATGTCATACGAGAGTATAATTGATATGAATGCTAGTGTAAATCAAGCATTTCAATCCACATATAGCAAAGCTGCAGAAAAAATATTTGAGAATTATATAGAGAAAGATAGTAGATTTAAAAATATTTTTGTTAAGAGAAGTGATATAGTTCAATTTAATAAACCAAAATTAGATGTACATGATTCCATTGGAGCAGAAAAGTTTATCGTTCCAGGACAGCAGCCATTAGAAGCATTAGAATTTTGTGCAAGAAGATCTATTAATACTGACTATAGAGCTAGTGTCTTTATCTCCTATCAGAGCATAAGTGGTTTTAATTTTCATAATTTAGAAAAACTTATAGAGGATGGAGTAAAAGAAATAAAATCTAATAGGGATTTAGTTTTCAGATATGCCTCTACTGAAGAAGATCAAAGCAGTACTCCTAATGTTGAACGTAAGATAAAAACGTTTCAATCGGTAGACTTAACTAATAGTATTGATAATACTACTGCTGGTGTTTATAGAAACACAGTAAGATCTGTTGATATGATAAGAAAAACTATTAAAGACTTTAACTTTATCTATGAGAAGGAACATGTACATTTTAAAAAACTTGGTCCAAAAAAACTAGTGGACAATAAGTATCTTGAAGACTTTACTAGAAGTAATTATGAGTATCTGTTGTTCAAAGATTCCTCTAAACCTAATCAAAGGTTTGAAGCTATATTAGGAAGAAGAATGCCTTTTGTATTGAGTTTAAATAACATTAAGGTAAGTTTTTTAATTAATGGAGACAGTACTTTGAAATGTGGTAAAGTTATTGAGTTTGACATTCCAGAAATGTCAGCTTTTGATACAAAGGCTGCTTCAGAAAGATCAAAAACTAAATTCAGTGGATATTGGTTGATAGAAAGCGTTACTCATTCATTTGGTAAAGATACTTACAACTGTGTGGTAAGTGTACTTAAAGATAGTATTGTGGAGGCAATGGGATAATGTCAGTTCAATCAACATATGATACCTTTAGAAATACTTCTTTTTTTGTAGGAATTGTAGAGGATAGAAATGATCCTTTAAATCTTGGTAGAGTAAGAGTAAGAATTTTAGGGTTACATACAGAAGATAAAACATTAATTCCCACAGATGGATTACCATGGGCACAGCCTATACTACCTGTTAACAGTGCATCTGTAAGTGGTGTAGGTCTTTCTCCTACAGGCCTTGTAGAAGGGTCATGGGTGATTGGTATATTTTTAGATGGAAAAGAAGCACAACAACCTATTATATTTGGATCATTTGCTGGTATTAGTAGTGAAAAAAGACCATCGACAGAAGGCTTTTCTGATCCATTAGGAGTCTATCCTAAAGAAAAATATATGAATCAATCTGATGTTAATAAGTTAGCAAGAGGTGATAATGCATATGGCGAGGAATCTTTAGCTGTAAAAATCAGAGATAGAGTAAGAGATGTAAAAAAAGCTGTACCTCCTAAAGTACCTACAGTCAGAGATAATGAAGAAGAGTTTTTTTACGAAAGACCTTATTGGAATGAACCTAACCCAAGATATGGTGGCCAAAGAGATATCTCAAATGATAATGTACAAGATACATGTATAATCAATGAAGAAACAGGAGAAGGTCCTTCTAAATCAACCTATCCTTACAATCATACGTATACTACAGAATCTGGTCATGTCATGGAATATGATGATACTCCAGGGGGTGAAAGAATTCATCAGTACCACACAAAAGGCACGTTTTATGAAATACAACCTGATGGAACTAAAGTAACAAAAGTAGTCGGTGATGATTATCAAATTTATCTAAAAAATAATAACGTGGTAGTAAAAGGAAATGTAAATCTTACGATTCAAGGTGATGTAAGAACTTACATTCAAGGAACTAAGTATGAAGAAATAGATGGTGATTATCATCTTAATGTTAAAGGTAGCGTGATAACCAAAATTCAAGGCAATGAACAAAAGGAAGTTATGTCTGATCAAGCAACTCAAATAAATGGTGATAGACGTGAAAGAATTACAAAGAATAAAAAACTCGTAGTTGATGGATCAGAAGATAAGACAGTCAGAGGTACTTCTAATACGACAATTCATGGTGATGTTTATGAATTGAATAGAAAATATAAAAGGTTGTTGGTTGGGGAATCGTATACCTACTCAACTACTGGCAATACAAATATTACAGTTGGTTCCCATTATAATCTATTGGCTGTTGCAAATGTTAAAATTGAATCTAGTGTAACTGTTGATATAGATGGGGGTGCAAACGTAGATATTGATGGACCGAGGATAGATCTTAACTAATGTTTAACTTAGATTTTAATAAAATAGTATCGAGTTTTGAAAAGTCTGGCGTAGACGAGAAACTAAAGGCTATTGATGAAAAGATTAAAGAGAAGATGAAAGAAGTTGAGAATACAGACTTCTCAGCTCAATCTCCAGAAGCAGCTATAGCTAAAATGAATACAGCTTTAGAAGCTATTGCTGATGTTTCTGAAGATATGTTAAATGCAGCAACTGCTCTTAAAGAGCCTTTGATAGATTTTCAAACTGAGTTTGCCAGAGCAATGAATAGCCCTGAAGGTCAAACATCGATACAACAACTAATGGATAAAGCTGGTATTAACAAGTTTAAAGCTACAGACATAACCAAAAAAATATCCGATGGTCTTAGTTCGGGATCTAGTAAATTAGGTGGTCTAGATTTTGGCAAAGTAATTCCTAAAATAAAAATTAAAAAAGAAATTGATTATGACGAAAATGGGGAGCCAGTAGAAAAGTTAATAGCTATAGAATTAGGAAAACCTTCTAATAGTCCTGTGAATGATTCTGAACGTGAGCCAGATCCACCAATATTTGAACCTAAGGTTCCAGCGCAGGTATTGAAGAATCCTTTCTTAGCTAACAATGGATTGATTGTTGCTTTGGGAAGGCTACCAATAAATAAATTTCAGGTTCCTGTAACTACAGTAGTTCAAACAGATCCTTCAACTGGTGAAAACATTGTTTACGAAGCTCAAACAGATGAGCATGGTAATTCAGTGATGGTACCATCTGGGTTTCCTAGTAATGAAGATTTCGCAGCTAAGTTTGAACAAGGAAGAAATGCTGCTGTAGGTAAAATGCAAAATGCTATGGGTTCGCTCAAACAATTGTTTGGTCAGGGATCAAAAGTGTTTCAAGATAGTGCTCGTAAGCTATCAGAAGCATCAAATATAGCAATACCACCAGTACCTAGTGCAAACATTAAAGGGGTACGAAACAGTAAAGTAGATCCTGTAAGTGGAATTAGCATTAATGTTGAAGAGTTAGCTAAAATAGAAAAAGAACTTGACAAATCACTTAAACCTAAATTAGATCAAACAGGGGCACAATTAGAACTGTTTTTCAATCAACTTGGAGGAGGAGGACCAGATAATTCTGGTGCAGACGTCTAATGAGTAAGACTATAGTTAAAACCGAAATTAATTCTAGAAACCCTGAAATATTTTCAGATTTCTTCACTGATTTTTCTAGAAATGTAGTAACAGGTCAGCTTAATAAAAAACGAAATGAAGCAGCTGTAATTCAATCTGTAAGAAATCTTTTACTTACAGATAGAGGCGAAAGACTGTTTCACCCTGAAATAGGTTCTAGTATAAGATCTTTGTTATTCGAGAATGCTACTGTAGATGCTTTACTAATGACACGACAATTAGTGCAAGAGGTTTTTGAAAAGCACGAACCAAGAGCAAATTTGTTGTTCAGTGACGTGACTTTTGATACTGATAGGAACCAAGCATATATTACTGTAAGGTTTTCACTAATAAATAGTACGGAGCCTGTAACATTTAATCTAACACTGGAGAGGACTAGATAATGGCCTCAGAGTTTAACGTAGCTAATCTTGAGTTTGATTCTATAAAATCAAACTTACTTGCCTATATGCAAGGCCAGGAAGTTTTTAGAGACTATAATTTTACTGGTTCTAATCTAAACGTACTTTTAGATGTGTTAGCATACAACACGTACTACAATAATATATATCTTAATCATGTAGCAACTGAGATGTTTTTGGATAGTGCACAGTTAAGAGACAGTGTTTATTCATTAGCTAAATCACTAAACTACTTACCGAGATCTTATAGATCCTCTGTTGCTTATATTAACATAGACGTTAATCCTGATGACAACCCTCACTCCATAACAATCCCAAGATTGACTCAATTTACAACAGTAGTGGATGAAACAAGCTATGTGTTTTCTACAAATAATGATATTGTTGTTTACGCTAACAATGGTTATTTGGCATCTAATGTAGCAATATACGAAGGTACTATAGTTAATGAAGCTTATCTAGTATCCAATAATAACAATACTTATTACATTAATAACTTCGATGTAGATATTACAAGCCTCACTATTAAAGTAAGAAACTCTACTTCTGATGATACTAATACTATCTTTCTTAGAGCTAATAGTTTATTTAACGTAACTAGTACATCTAATGTATTTTTTGTAGAGCCCTCTTCTAATGGCAGCTACAATGTTGTTTTTGGCAATGGAACCTTTGGTAGAAGTTTAAGCAACAATAATGTTGTCGAAATGACATACAGAGTATCAAACGGTCTTGCACCAAATGGAGCAAACAATTTTTCTGCAGCTTCAGTGGCAGGATATGATGCTGCTGTATCGTTGGTTACTAGGGCCACCAATGGAGCTGAATTTGAATCTTTGGATGACATTAGATTCCAAGCTCCTAGAGCATTAGCTGTACAAGAAAGAGCAGTAACAAAACTAGATTATGAAACTCTAATAACAAGAGAGTTTAATGATATTACTGACACGCATGTTTTTGGTGGTGAAGAATTAAATCCTCCAGAATTTGGAACAGTTGTAATTACAGCAAGAAGTGATTCATTTGATATTATGCCTTTAAGTCTTAAAAATCAAATAACTTCTTTTATAAAACCTAAGACTCCTATAGGTGTATCACTTCAGGTATATGACCCTTTTTATACGGATATAGAAATTACTTCTACAGTTAAATTTAATAGAAACTTAACAACAGACACAAGTAGTGAAATTTCATCTGTTGTGGTAACTGCAATAGAAACATTTAACACTGCTAACTTAAATAAATTTGATAAAACATTTAGAAGAAGTAAACTATCTGAAAGCATTAACAGTTCACATTCTTCTATTTTAGGTAATGATACTAAAGTAAGAATGGTTAAAACTGTATCGCCTAATACCAATGTTTCATTTACTTCTTCTTTATTATTTCATAACGAATTAAACAGAACCAATCCTATAAATCCAGACACACAGGATGCTTATGTAAGATTTTCTAATCCGACTGTTACTTCTGAAGTCTTTTCCTATAACAACATTACTGGTGCTTCTTTGAGAGATGATGGTAAAGGAACCCTTCAAGTAGTTACTGCTAATACAACAGATTTAAATGTTTTAAACTCTAATGTGGGAACGGTAAATTATACTACAGGCGAAGTAAGTATTGCTAATTTAGTTATTAGTTCATATGCATCTACTAACACTAGTTTTAAAGTATATGCTACGCCTAAAGATACAGATATCGAAGGTAAATTTAGGGACATAGTAAGAATTAGAAATGAAAATATTAAATTGACTATTGTAGAGGAAAGAAACTAATGGTTTTAATTAATGAAGTAGAAGATTATATTTCTACATTCATTGCTAATCAGTTTCCAGCGGTTTATCGTGACGATGGACCGCTTATGGTTTTGTTTGTAAAAGCCTATTATGAATGGCTAGAAACAAATAACCAGTCTTCCAATTTGTCAAGAGATTTGATTCAATATGTAGATGTAGATCAATCTGTTTCTTCTTTCTTGGATCATTTTAAAAAAACATATTTGTTTAGTATACCAGAATCAGATAACATTGATTTTAAGTTTTTAATTAAACACGTTTTAGATTTATATAGATCTAAAGGCAGTAAAAGATCTTTAGAATTATTTTTTAAACTGGTATATAATAAAAATGTAGATGTTTATATTCCCAACGAGCATATATTTAAAGCATCTGACGCCATTTATTTTACACCTAGATATTTGGAGACATATGCAGATGACGCTACTCTCAAAGGCTTACTTGGCAGTTATGTTCATGGTGACAGAAGTGGCGCTACTGCTTATGTCTCTTCTATTGTAGGTACAGAAGTTCACGGTAGAATAATTCATATTTTATATCTAGAAGATTTAAAAGGAGAATTTATAGCCAATGAACTAGTTGAAGATCAAACAAATACTTATCAAGCAAGACTATCAGGATCATTATCTGGAATTAATATTACTGTAGGTGGTTCAGGATATTCTGTAGGTCAAGACATAACAGTAAAAACTCAAGCTAATACATCTACAGAAGGTGTAATAAGGGTAACTTCAACAGCTAATGGTACAGGCGTTCCTTTAATTTCAGTATTTGAAGGAGGAAGTGGCTACAGCTCAAATAATTCATTATCGAATGTAATAGTCAGCGATGTAATATTAGAAGTTTCTTCTATAAGTAACACTTTTACGTCTGCTAAGTTTGATGATTCAAATACTGCTTATTCACAAAATACTAGACCAGCAAATACTTTTGATCTTTTTGAAACAGTAACTATACCTAGATCTACATTAACCTTTACGCCAACATCTGGGTTTACATCTACAATTAATAACCAAACATACGTGATAGGTGCTAATAGTACCCTAGGTCATGTAGCTAATGGATTAATAGCTGGTTTTACAAATACTGAAATGACAATTTACAGAAAATCAGGAGACTGGACTTCTGCTGTAAAACTATTAATTGCTGGTAACACAGCAGCTAATGCTGTTGTTAACACATACGTAGATAATACAATTACAGGAACATATGTAGGTATAAAAACATTACCTAGCGGATCAATCGTTTTAGGTTTAACAGACAATTCAGCTACAATTCCAGCTGAATCACAATCATTTCTTAAAGGAAATTCTTCTAATACAGTAGCTACTATATTTGCCAATAGAAGCGGATCTAATACTGTTATGTCAATAAATGCTGTTGGTAATGTTGCATCATCAAATGTTTATACTAATTATTTAGCAGGAAATAACTCAGGTAATGTTCCATTTATGAATATAGTAATTGATGGATCTAATAGTAATGTTGCTAGTAATGGTTATGGATTTACTAAAGACACATCTGCAAATGTTAACAGTATTTTAGATAGAGCATTAACATATGAATCGTCTTTGGTTGGCGAGGTTAGGTCTTTAACTATAACAAGCACAGGTTCAGGATACTTAGCTGATCCAATTGTATTAGTACAAAATAAATTCCTCGATCACAAGCAACGTGGTTTAAAAGAAGTTAAATTTACACAAAGAGCTGGTGCTGAGTTTACAGTTGGTGATATTATTAGACAAACTAATCCTTTGGATATGAGAATCTTAACCTTTAATACAGGAACGACTGATAATTTTCAAGTCGGAGAGGGAATTATCCATGTTGTCAATAGCACTGCCAATACTGTTGGCCAAGTTGATTCTATCCCTGATAGTTACACATTAGTTATTAGGTTTGCAAAGACGTTTGATAGTGATTATAATATTATTGGTGTAGGTCAAGATGCTGCTTTTAATGTTCAAATAGGAGCTGATATAACTGGTAGAGTTACAGGTGAAGCAGTTTCTGGTATAGATGTAGATGAAATTATTACTTTAAATGCAGTTTCTACTTCAAAAGTTTTACAAACATATCCTTCAAACAATTCAATAGTTGTTAAGGAAATGAGCATAGAGGAAAACGAGGTGTTATATGTAAGTAACACTTATAGAATGGCAACAAACAATAACAGCAAATCAGCAGAAATAATAGGTGTAGTAGATTTTTCTCCAAATACATATAATTTTACAACCATTGCTGGTACTAATGCTAATGTATTCGCAAATGTGGCAATAGGTACTGGAGTTATTAATACCGTATCTATTGTGGATTCAGGGTTAAAATTTAAGACTGGAGAAGAGTTAATTTTTAAAATTAATGGAACTACTATTGCAGTTAATGGTACAGCAGTATCAAATGGTACTGGAGTATCTCCAGGAACATGGAGATCTGAATCTGGTTTAATAGGAAGTGATTCGTTCATTCATGATAACGACTTTTATCAAACTTATTCGTACCAAGTATTGTCAGAATTAGAACTAAATAGATATGAAAAAGTTTTAAAAGAGGTAATTCATACTGCTGGATATAAACTTTTTGGTAAAGTTCAAATAGATACTTATGATAATACCTCTGTTAGTATAACCGAATCGAGTGTAAGTCAAGCATGACGCAAAAACTATTAAGAGATGCACATTCACACTTTGCTAGGCAGTTCGTTGAGTCAGTCAGCGAGCAATCCAATACGTTATACTATGTTTATGCTGCAGGACATGAAGAATACGGTAATTGGCCTGCAACACCAACTGACTCTTATAAAGAGGTAAATTATCAATATATCAATATGATATTTGGTAAGCATGTTACAGCAAACGACGTTTCCCATTCTATTCCCTCAATCGAATCGGCCAATGGTACAATATATACACCATATGATGATTATGATACAACATTGGATACTAAAAATTACTATGTCGTAACGACTGAAGGCAGCGAACGTCATGTGTGGAAATGTATAGATAATAACAGTAACACAGCTTCAAACTCTCAGCCCTTGTATACAGACGTTTCATCAACGTTAGATGAGCTGTATATCAAGTCCGCAGCTGATGGTTATCAATGGAGATTTATGTATACTATTCCAAGTATACAATATGATAAGTTTTCTTCAAATACCTTTGTTCCTATAATTACACATCAAAACGCAGTATCTAATGCGGTTAGTGGATCATTAGATAGATATATTGTTCTTAATAGTGGTAACAATTATAATGAATATGTGACAGGACAGTTTTCTCCAGATGGTGATAGTAATACCACATTTGTTAAGATAACAGGTACTGGGTTTTCTGGCAACAATGATTTTTATAAAAACTGTTCTGTTTATATTA